AAATCTAGTGAAAGCTTTGAAGTTGGAGCAAAAGGTAACAAAAGACTGTGGACGTTTCCTGTCCGATACGGTTAGAATCGTATCTGTAAGAATATACAAGAACAGTGAGTTGAGAAAAGAACTTCATGCTAAAGAAATAACAGCATCATATAATGGATAAAATATAGAGCAATGAAAACATTGAAAAAAATAACAAGCAAAGAAAGCTTTTCCATCCTTAGAGAAATAGAAAGTAAGAAATGTCCTACTGGCGTCAAGTATTCAGAGTGGAGAGCGGAAAGAGACAGATTACAGACGGAAGCCATCAGAAATTTAGTTCCCGAAGTCGGGTTAGGTTGTACCGTATGTTACTATTCTGACAAGCGAGCAGCTACTGTAACCAAAGTTGTTTCTCCCTGTAAGATTGAAGTTACATTTAACCAAACGGAATGTATTGACTACTATGCTGGTGATTATAGGATTTTACCAGAACTTGAAGGTGGTGCAAAGGTATTTACTAAAAGGAGAAATGGCTGTTGGGTGGCAGATGGACAAGCATACAAGGACGGTGTTTTACTTATGCTTCATTATCAAAGTCATTATATTGATCCACATTTTTAGGATTAAAAAAACAATGAGAACAACAGTAAAAGTGTATTTACAAGATGAACAAGGCAATAAAGACTGGTTCGTTACCCCTATCAACTTATCGGAGCAAGAAGCTTACAAATATTATTTCGGTAATACCTTCAATATGGGATGTGAAATGGATCATATGATGAAATGTTATAAGGTTGAGACAATAAAATCATCAAATTAGATAAATTTATGACTAAAAGTGGCGCTTTTTATGTCATATTTTGTATCTTTACACCATAAAAATAAAAAAAGAGCAATGAAAATTTACACAAGTTATTTCGGAAATCATAGAAAGCTAGAAGCATCTAACATCAAAATGATATGTGTTGCCTTGGGTAAACCAAAATATTACAATGCTCCTCAAATAATAGAGGTGGCGCCAAGAAGATATATGTTGGATGATAAATGGACTTATGAAGAATACACGAACATGTATCTAAACGATGTCCTTTCAAAAGTCAATCCGCAGGAATTGATTCAAACCATCCAACGATTTAGTAACGGTCAAGATGTAGCTCTTTGCTGCTATGAAAAGCCGGGCGATTTTTGCCATCGCCATATTTTGGCAAAGTGGCTGACAGAAAAGACCGAAATCGAAATCAAAGAGTTCGGGGTGGTTGAGAGAAAAGAACCTAAGTATGAACAAGCAAGTTTGTTCTAAAGATATGTGTGAGGCTTTTTATGGTTATGGATACACACGTCAATTGAAAACGGAAACCATTGGCAGCTTGGAATAGACAAGCATTTGCGGAAATAGCTCATCGGTAGAGCGTTGGCATTCCAGCCAAAGAGTGGGGTTCGATTCCTTGTTTCCGCTCGAATGCTGTTAAACTCGGCTCGTTGATTGAGGTTGTGTTAAGTAGGCGACAAGGTTCGATTCCTTGCATTTAGTTGGTACTGCGAACAATCTGACAGCTTGGAAAGACAAGCAAATTTGGTGGTATGGTGGAAATGGTAGACACTACATTGCGGTAGATAGTACTGAATAGGACGCTGAAGAAGCTAACAACAGCTCAGTCGCTAAACCTATCATTGCAGGTTCGAGTCCTGTTACCACCTCAACCCTTATAGTAGCGATAAGCAAAAGCAAGAACATAAAAGCTTGTGTAATTTACGGGGTGATGGAAATTGCCATCTGACACGACTGTAAAGAAGCCGAATAGATTGCATAAGTGTTCTTGCAAGTAGCTTGCAGAATGATTGAATTTTGTGTTAAGCCTGTCGGGAATACGCTCGGCAGGCATTTAACGCAAAATGTATATGAAGTTATATACAACCTCAATATATGGACGATAAAGGACTAATAAGAGCATGTGAAAACTCCGGCTGCGGTTGGAAGTGTTGTTCGTTCGGGTCGGACGGACATATTGTAATTCTCCCCCATGAACTTGACGGGTATGAGAAAGAAATTTCCCATTTACATATTATAGATGATAATTACTTTGGCGGTAAAAAGGTAAAATGTATCGCTAGAGACTGCAAATCATGTGATAATGGTTACAAGCCTATTATGTGTAGAACTTATCCTTTGTGGGTAAAGTCGGTAAAGAAAGGCTTTGTTTTTCGTAGTGGTAAATGTCCGTTGAAGAATGAACAACTTACAAAGCATAAGGAATTTGTATTAGATATTTTCGACAATTATAGAAAAGTATTGTCGCCTAAAGTTGATATAGATGTATTCCTTTCTAAAGCATGGATTGACCGTTACGAACCATTATTCCCAACGCATAAAGGAAGTATAGAATATAAAATGCAGGTCAAATCTTTGTCCATGTATGATATATCCGATATTGAAGAAATGGAGCAAGCTCTTATTGCCAGTCCGGATATGTGCTTTTCATCGGAACCGGAAGATATAGTAAGGTGCTTGCAATCTGATTGTAGTTTCGGATTACTGGTAAATGACAAGCTGGTCGCTTATTCGCTTGCATACTTGACTGAATATGGTACTGCCTACATAGATAAATGCTTTGTCCATGCTGATTATAGGGGAAACGGATTTCAATATGTACTTATTAATGCGAATATAGCGAGGTTAGTTGCTAATGGCGCACATGAAATATTTGCTATGACTTCTCCAAAGAATAAAGCAAGCATTAGGAGTTTTACTGATGCTGGATTTCAATTTAAGCGAGACACTAAGTACAAAGGGATTGAACGTTTAATTTTAAAGTGGGAGCTATGAAAGTTATAGTTTATACCAAGAATATAATTGAGAATATCGAAAAGGCGCAAACACTTGTTAATGCTCCTATTTCGTTAATGTTCAAAGATTTCTACGAGGATATTTATGGACATATCGCGGATAAAATAAACAATAAGATTTTTGGTCTCCATTTAAAAGACAGTATATGCTATTCTATCGGTAAGGCAGCCAGACACCAGAATGGGGCAGTTGCCGTTACTACGTATGATGCAATGGATTGTGTCGTGAATAGATGTATTAATAATATCTACATCCCTATCGATGGTTTTGATAATAGAGAAGGTGTAAGCCTATATGAAGCAAAACAGATAGCCAGAATGGTTCGTGCATGTGATGACAATTCTCATGCCTATGGAATGATTACTTCTGGTTGCCTGAATGAAAATAGACCGTCACTACGACGATTGTATGATATATGGAATACACTGAAAACAAGTACTGAATCAATTAGTTTGGGTGGTAGCTTTTGGCTGGGACAAAACGAAAGACTTCCGGATTTCATTAGCGATGTACGTATAGGAGAGTATATGTTGTTTGGCACAATTCCGTATAATGAAGATGAATGCAAATTAGGGAGGAATGGCATTGAATTAAGTACTAAAGTTATAGGTGTTTTTCCGGACCGCAACCAAATACTTCTTGATTGCGGCTATTCTATGGCTGATATGCAGGATTGCTCATGTGCAAATAGAGAATTGGTCTATTCGGATTGCTCCAGCGAATATACTATGATGAAGTGTTGTGGCAGAGCTTCAGATTATTGCATTGGTGATGTTGTTACGTTTGTTCCCAATTATAAATCATTAGTCAAGTTGAGATATGCAGAACATGAATATAGATAAACCTTGGATTGACTATATTGCCAATCGTACATTTGGCATGGAATTGGAGTTTGCCGATGGTGAAAAACAGCGTATTCCACTTCCATCCGGTTACAAGTGGACGGACAACAAGTTGACCATGATGAATAATTCGGATGGTTCGGCTGTTACACATCACGGTCAGTTTGGCGGTGAGATAAACACTCGACCATATCATTATTGTATGGAAGATTTGCAGGAATTGAAGGACTTCATTCAGACCATGAAAGATGCAGGGAGCTATCTTATGTGGAATGAAGGCTTTGATGCACATCTGTACATTAGGGATATGGATTTGGATGTTATTAAGCGTATGTTTGTCCTCTCTTATTATACTGCATATCCTATCAAGCGGATATTTGACATCGCGGAATGGTGGGAAACAAAATACCTTGTGCCTAGCCCACCTTGGGATGTGGTAAAGCGTGTACTGGAAGCCGATAATATCGATAACTTGCTGAAGGTCTTTAACAATGGTTCAGACAGAGGGCATGTCCGGTATTGGCTTAATTTATGTTCCATTGAGAAGATTGGAACGGCAGAGTTTCGCATCTTCAATAGCTCTTGGAACTTCGACAAGGTGCTGGAAACAATCAAGTTCATGTATTCATTTGTAGAGTATGCCTACTTACATGAAGATATGGAAGAGTATAAGCAACTTACTACAGTTGATAGGTGTCTTGAGGTGTTTCATATTGACTATTCTAAAGTTCCCCAAAGGCATAAACCGCTACTTTGGGCGGCAGAGCACTCGGATAATGTCACTATAGTAGGTTCCATGTTCAAGAAGTCAAACCGAATGCTTTCCTTCATCAAGAAAGAAGCGGCCAAGTTTGATGTTGCTCATGTGGTAAACTCATATTATATGGATATAGAGCAAGTCCTTACCAATAGGGAAATTAAAGTTTACACCAAAGAGTATTTTATCTACATGATGTACAAGGCAATCAGGGGTGAGATAAAAGAACTGCACTTTAATGATGAATATGATTTTCTGAACATCAAATCTGAAAGCCCGGCTGAAATCATAGCTACCATCCATCTTTTCAACGCGATTAAGAAGCACAAAAACTCTCAGGATATTTACCATAAGTCTCTTTATGACGATTTCATGTCTAAGTTGGAGTATTATCATAAGAAGTATGCGGAACGTTATCAAAAACTTGTGGATAGCCTTAAAAGCAAGTCTATTGAAGTATCCTATTGTGCTGATATATCAGATGCTATTCTTAATTGCAAAGAGAATGATATACTAATCTATCAGAATGAATTTCATTCCGGCATGAAAGCCACAAGCAACGCATTACAGCGTTTCTTGCTGGATGATTTCGGATGGCAAGAACGAACTAAAACGAAATATGCAGAAATAGATGAAGAACAAGTTAATTACATGGCTCTCTCACAGCATGGATTTATGGGTAGAAGAGAGGTATTCAAAGACCAACGCACATATATTTGGTCTAATGTGGTAGAAAGTGGAGACAGCAGTTTTAGTAAACGGGCTATCATCCCTCTAAAATATAAACGGTTGCCGGATGATTATATGCTTACAGATAAAAGCAAGCTCCGGTTTGTACGTGCTTCTATGGCAGAGATTGATTATCTGCGTATGATTTACTTGAAAAAGGGTATTATTCTAGGTTCTGCACCGTTCTGTTATTTATGGTTTTTGGATGATTATGTGTTCGGAGCTTGTATGTTTGATTTCTTGAAGGTAAGTAAATACGGCATGGATGCAGTTTGGATGAAGTCGGATTTTGTGATAGACCATCCATTACCAAAATTGAGTAGATTGCTAATAATGGGTGTACTTTCGTCAGAGTTCAAATATGAATTGGATATAAGATATAAACATGAATGTGGAGTGATTGCCACTTCTGTATTTACCGATAAACCGGTAAGTATGAAGTATCGGGGAGTGTTCAAACTGCATGAACGCTGTGTTGGTAAACTCCATTACATACAGGATGCAGGTATTCGTGGAAAATTGGACGATATTTTAAAAGCTTTTGTGAAAAAATACGGTGATGAGCCGAGAAAGGGATAATATATGGATGAAATTTGGAAAAATATTAAGGGGTACGAAGGTTTATATCAAGCATCATCCTTAGGTAGAATACGCTCCTTAGATAGGGTTGTCTCATACAGAGGTGGAAAACGATTTTATAGTGGTAAAATATTGTTGCCTCGTGATAATAATAAAGGATACCTATACCTGTGTTTATGTAAGAATAATGTAGTTAAGCGTTTTTATGTACATAAAATAATAGCTGAAACTTTTTTAGATAATCCTTTAAATCTTAAAGAAGTTAATCATAAGGATGAATGTAAAAATAATAATGCAGTCGATAATTTGGAATTTTGTACACATAAGTATAATTGCCAATATGGCAATAGAAATATGAAGACAAAAGAAATTTGTTCCATTCCAGTTTTACAATATGATTTAGATGGTAATTTCTTAAAAGAGTACAACTCTGGTGCAGAGGCCGAAAGAATAACAGGAGTACTAAATACTTCTATAAATCAATGTATAAATGGGAAGCAGTATCATGCAGGTGGTTTCTATTGGTGTCGCAAAATATCAGAAGTGGTTCCCGATAAGATAAAGATAAAGTTAAAAGTACGTAGAGTTCTTCAGTATAATTCCAATGGTGATTTATTGAATGAATATGATTCTATTATGGACGCATCAAGAAAAACAGGAATATGCAGTGCCAATATTGGTATGTGCTGTAGGAAAAGACCAAGATACCATACAGCAGGAGGATTTATTTGGAGATTTAAATAATAAAAATATGAAGCAGTTTCAAATAAAAGAAGTTCCGCTTTCTTCTATCAAGTTGATAAAAAAGAATGCAAGATTCATGGAGCAATCCATGTTTAACCAACTCGTGAATAATATCCGTAGAGATGGCCAGTTAAGCAGTGTTCCATTTTGTGTTGAACATGATAACGGGACTTATACTGTTGTTTCTGGAAACCATAGAATACAAGCGGCAAATATGGCAGGCTTGACATCATGCCATATTATGTATATTAATGAAAAAGATATTACCAATGACGAAATACGGGCTATTCAGTTAAGCGCAAATTCGATAAACGGTCAAGATGACCAAGAGATAATAAAACAGCTATTGGACGAGATAACGGATGTCGCTCTAAAAGAATATGCGCATATCAGCAATGAAGTTCTGGAAAGCGTGAAGGACATCAACTATACGGTTGAAATGCCGAATAATGAAATCGTTCCGGTAACTCTCATGTTTGTTGATACGCAGAAAACTACATTTGATAAGTTGATGGAAACGTTGGATTGCTATTCGGAAAAAGAACTTGGTAATCTAACTTTGGTGGATATGGATACAATGCACCGATTGAATGAGGTGTCGGCTAAAGTTCAGACAAAGTATAAAATCAAGGCTCAGGCTTTGAGTATCTGTAAGATGTTGGAAATTGTAAACAATGTATTGGAGGGCAATAAAGATGGCACAGAAGTATAGGCTTAATACCAGACAGAAAAAACAGTTGTTTCTTAAAGCGTTGGACACAAGAATGCTTAATGTAACATCTGCATGTGAAGCTGCGAATATATCCAGAACTCTTGCTTATAAGTGGAAAGCAAACGACCCGGATTTTGCAGAGAAATGGAAGGAGGTTGAGGAAAGTTTTTACGATAAATTGGAAACTACGATGTTCGCCAAAGCCTTGACGGAGCAAGATAATACTATGCTTATTTGGCTGAGCAAGACCAAAATGAAACATAGAGGTTATATTGAAAAGGTGGAGCAGGATGTGAATGTGAATCCGTTTGAGAAATTGATGCAGGAATTGCCGGACGACGAAGAATGACAATATCAGATGGAAAAGCTTTGCGGAAAATCAAATCATGGACTGAGGACTGGAATAGGTTCGTCCGTGATGCCCTTAAGGCACGTTTGGATAGAGAACAGCAGGATATAATTTCTTCTGTTCAATATAACCCGATGACAGCCGTTGCATCAGGTACAGCCCGTGGCAAGGACTTTGTAGCCGCTTGTGCATCTTTGTGCTTCATGTATCTTACCCCTCGTTGGAAAGATGGAAAGTTGACAAAAAATACAAAAATAGCCATGACGGCACCGACGGCCCGTCAAGTGCAGAATATCATGATTCCGGAAATATCGCGCTTATACAGAAATGCGGGCTTTCTTCCGGGCAGATTGTTGTCTTCCGGTATAAAGACTGATTATGAAGAATGGTTCCTAACAGGGTTTAAAGCTGGTGACGACAATACAGAAGCATGGTCTGGTTTCCATGCAGTGAACACAATGTTTGTTGTTACTGAAGCTTCCGGTATATCAGAAGCGACATATAATGCCATTGAAGGAAACTTACAAGGTAATTCTCGCTTTCTTATTGTGTTTAATCCGAATGTTACTACTGGTTATGCTGCACGTGCGATGAAGTCGGAACGTTTTGCAAAGTTTCGTCTTGATTCTCTAAATGCAGAAAATGTTGTATCAAGAAAAGATATTATTCCTGGACAGGTGAATTATGAATGGGTAAAGGACAAGGTTTTAAACTGGTGTTCTCCGTTACAAAAAGCAGATTTCAATGAAGGCGAGGGAGATTTTATGTGGGAAGGAAAACTGTACCGTCCTAATGACCTTTTCCGTGTAAAGGTCAGAGGCATGTTCCCTAAAGTTTCCGAGGATGTACTTATACCTTACGAATGGATAGAGATTGCAAATAGGAATTGGCAAGAATTGCAGACAAGTGGTTTTACTCCAGCCAAATCTTGTAAATTAGGAGTTGACGTTGCCGGTATGGGACGTGATAATAGCGTGCTTTGTCCCCGATATGGCAACTATGTACCACAGTTTGAGGTGCATCAATCTGCCGGACGTGCAGACCATATGCATGTGGTTGGTATGACAATACCTTATTTGAAGAAGAAAGGAGCAAAAGCGTTTATTGATACGATAGGGGAGGGTGCAGGTGTCTATTCCCGTTTGTTGGAAGAAGAATTTACAAATTCTTTTTCATGCAAATACTCGGAAGGGGCAGATGGATTGCATGATATTACCGGGGAATACGAATTTGCCAACATGCGTGCATATCTGTATTGGGCTTTACGTGATTGGCTCAATCCTAAAAATGGTTTTGGTGCAGCTTTGCCACCGTGCGACCAGTTGATGGAAGAAGCTACTGAAACCAAGTGGAAATTCCTTAGTAATGGGAAGATTATTATTGAACCTAAGGAAGATGTCAAAAAACGTATTAAACGTTCTCCTGACTGGATGGATGCATTAGCGAATACGTTTTATCCTAGAGATTACAGCTTTATTAGTGAAGAAGAGTTGCTTAAAGACTTTTTGTAGTTGTGTTTCTTTTAGTACCTTTGTAACCGAAAACACTTCTAATTTGTGTTTTCATTGCTCTTATGTGCACTGGCTTGTGAAAGTCGGTGCATTTCTATTGTACGGTGAGCTGTTTTCTTATTGTGCTCCAACCTTAGAGGCGTGCAGAGAAAAACGGGATAAATGGCTGCAAAGTCATTGATACAAGTTACGGTAAGTTATTTAGAAGAGAGGGTATCGCATACCCTCTCTTTATGTCCGGTATTTACAAGGCCATTTCGTGTTCAAGTTCTTTAGATATAGCTTTATTGATAAATTCATTAATTGTTGTTCCAGTGCTGGAAGCGAAAGCAGCTATACGGGAGTGCAAGTCTGGTGACATACGTAGATTTAACTTCCCACTATAAGGCTTTTCAGGCTGTATATCCCTTTCTTTACAGTTTTCAAGATAAAAGTCTATAGATTCCTCGAAGTCTTTACGGACCTCATCAACGGACCTCCCTTCATAAAGTATTGACGCTTTTCTTAGCCCTTGCACTTTTCCAAACAGACAATTGTCTTCCGGGCTGTATTCTACAGAACCGGAATATCCTTTGTATTTTAAGAGTCCCATAATTACTTTGTTTTGGATTGTTTATATTTCTCAATCAAATTGTTTTTCTTTATATGCTCGATTATTCCTTTTATCACGTATGATTTCAAGATGCTTCCGGGATGTGGCTTATGTAAAATGAAAGGGGCTTCCTCGTCCGGTCCTATAAATTCAACACGGGAACCTGATGTGGCACCTTTGTTACTTTCCTTATATCCAAAAATCCCGAATAAGCGTTTTGCTTCATCATAGGTAAAATCCTTTGGGCATAACAAAATGCGCTCTATTAGTTTTTCCTTTGTACCCATAATTATTCGTTTATACAAAGGTACTAAAAATAGTACCAAGCGCAAACGGATAATATAAAATATTGGATTTAAAGTGAGTTTTTTTGTTTAAAGTGGCATTTTTATTGCCACTTTTGCTATATTTGCACCATAGCATTTGATGCTAACGTGCTCCTTCACGTTACCGGGTAGTACGTATTGTGCTATCCGGTTTCTTTATAGAGAATATTATTATGTTCAACTAATCACCGTATGAAGATATACGGAACATGCCTATGGACGAAACGACCGCTATTTTAGACAGTTCACGACCTATTGATGACATCATCAATGACTTGAAAGAAAAATCAGTCTGTGTCCCCTTATGGGATGAGCTTATTAAAGACTATGAACCTACGTTACATGCAATAGTTTCTGATACAATTACCAGAAAGGACAAAACAAAATCTGATGGTACAACAGAAAAAGCCTCGCGTATCTATATAGGCCTTGAAAAACTCCTTACAAAGCGAATGACAGAGTTCATGTTTTCCATTCCGGTAAAACGTGTCTATCATAATATAGAGGACAATGAAACTCGCCAACAGATAGCGAAAGCAATTGAGAACATATACAAGTATGCTCGTATAGACAGTGAAAACATTAAACGCGGCAACGCCTATTTTGCATCATGCGAGGTGTTTACCATTTGGTATACGGTTGAAAATCCCAACTCTTTATATGGTTTTCAAAGTCGGTTCAAATTAAAATGCAAGACTTACTCTCCGATGGAGGGTGTGAGGTTGTATCCGTTACTTGACGAACTTGGGGATATGATTGCCATGTCATTCGAATACTCAAAGAAAGTCAAAGATAAAGAAATTTTATTTTTTGAGACCTATACTTCCAAATTCCATTACAAGTGGAAACAGAATGGTGAAGGATGGGAACAAATCAAATCGGAACCAATAACTATATTGAAGATTCCCGGTGTCTATATTTATCGTCCGGCTCCCATTTATCATGGTTTGTCTTATTTGCGTAATGAGATAGAATATACCCTTTCACGCAATAGTGATGTAATAGCATATAATTCAGCTCCAATTCTTAAAATAGCCGGTGGTATAAAAGGAGGAGAGGATAAAGGAGAAAGCCGTAGGGTTTACCGTGTAGAACAAAATGGTGATGTGTCTTATGTTTCATGGTCTCAGGCTATCGAAGCTTTGAAATACCATGTAAGCACTCTGACCAATATGTTCTGGTCTCAATCGCAAATGCCGGATATATCATTCGAGAACATGAAATCACTTGGCAATATAGGATTTGATGCCCGTCAAACGTTACTTACTGATGCTCATCTGAAAGTAGGTGATGAAAGTGGTGCCTGGATAGAAGCTTTTGAACGTGAATGTAGCGTAATCAAGGCTTTCTTGAAAAGCATGAATACATCATGGGAAAAGGAGATTGACAATGTAGAAGTTGAACATGTAATTACTCCATTTATTCAAATGGACGAAGATGCAATGACTGATAGGCTTATAAAACAGAATGGTGGCAAAGCAATCAAGAGTCAGTTGCAAACTATTAGAGAGGCTGGCTCTAATAATCCGGAGGCAACTTTGGAGCAGATACAGAAAGAAGATGCGATGGATTTACAAGCAAAGCAATCAAGAATGAACGGTTTATTTGAAAGTGCGTAATAAATATGAAAAAACATTCAAGGGTAATTATGGTAGAATATGTTGTACAAGATTGTCCTATCTGTGGTAAAATCGTGGTGAAACATTGTTTGTATCCGAAAGTTGATAAGAATTAGGAACAAACTCGCAGATGTCAAAGAAGATAATCTTTCAATCAAAATATCATTGTCGGGATTGCGTGCATAGCTATGACTGGTACGAAAAAAACTTAAAAGGTGAGTTTTTCATGTGCCGTTTCCCTTTCTTTGAGTGGAGCAAGTTTTTGAATAGGGATATATGTGATAAGTTTAAGAAAAAATGATGAATTATTAAAAATGTGCTATTTATTTTAGTATAACCCTCGTGATTTTTCTGATAAATTACAGAAAGATATTAAAAATAGGACGGTATGGCAAGGCCTAAAATTCCAAACCAAAAGAAAAAATATCAAGAACTCAACACAAGGCTGAATAAGTATGTGGCTTTGGTGGAGCAGATATATGATACCTTGAATTTGAAAGCAGCTAAGGTTGTGTCACGCACTGATTATTCGGTCGATAGTGGAAAGCCGTTTAAATGGTCTGATTATCCACAGACTAAAAAACAGATAGATGATATACAGGTTCAATTTGTTAATGATATTCATACGATTATTTATCGAGGTACATCTGAAGAATGGAAGAATAGCAATGAAGTGCAAGACTTGATGGCAAATAAAGTTTTGAAAGCCTATAATGCCCAAGTAGATAAAGAAAAGTATAAGGTTTTATATCAGACTAATCATGATGCTTTGAAAGCGTTTCAAAACCGGAAGGATAAAGGCTTCAATGTCTCTGCAAAACTTTGGCAGCAGTCCACCATCTATAAGCAAGAGCTTGAAGCTGCTATTTCATGTGCTATTCAAAAAGGCACTAGCTCTATAACTTTGAGTAAGCGGATAAGCAAGTATCTTCTTGATTTCTCGTTATTGCAAAAGGATTACAAGGATAAGTACGGAAGTGCGGAACATTTAATGGATTGCGAATACCGTTCTATACGTTTAGCCCGTTCTGAGATAAATATGGCCTATAGGACGGCTGAAAATGAACGATGGAAACAGATGGATTTTGTGGTAGGATACGAGATAAAATTGAGCGGAAACCATCGTCATCGTATGCCACATGGGGATATTTGTGATACTCTTGCCGGGAAATACCCTAAAGACTTTACCTGGACTGGCTGGCATCCGAATGATTTATGTTACAAGGTGCCTATCCTCAAAACGGAAGAAGAGTTTTGGGAATGGGATGGTAGAAGTGAACCTGCAACTGAAAGTGTGAATAAAGTCAAGGATGTACCGAAATCATTCAAGCAGTGGATTGCCATAAATTCGAAACGCATAGCAGGTGCAAGGAAGCGAGGTACTTTGCCGTATTTTTTAAAGGACAACCCGTCATATCTTAAATAACAATCACTTGTGCATAATTACAAGCAATTTCGTGGTGCAGTTTACAAGGTGCTCTTGTAGCGTGCGTTTTATTATAATAGTTTAACATATAAAAGTGACTCTAAAAGCGTCACTTTTCTTATATTTGCATAAAGCATGTGAAGTTACATGCAACCGTACTTGTCGTAAATACTGATTCATTGCTCTTAATGTATTAAGGTAAGAAGGTTGACGGTCTGCTTGCATGTAAATGTTTGCAGGCCGTTTTTATTAATTAAAACATTTCACAATGAACAGAAGACAACAAGTGTTCGTAAAGTTGAAACTTAAAGCGAAGGCGTTAGGGTTCAACTCTAAGGAATTGAAGGGTATCGCCGCTAAGATTGCCGATAACCTTATTTCCGCTGATGATGCCTCAGAAGAGGATGTAAACGCTGAGATTGACGAAAAAATTGAAGCGGTTCTTCCTTACCTTACTTTCGGCCAGTCACAAGCCAACCGTTTGCTTGATGAATGGAAGAAAAACCACCCTGAAACAGATGACGATGATGATGACGATGATGATACATCGGGCATGCAAGCACGCCAGACTGGTTCAAAAAAAAATCCCCAAAACAAAGGAAAGAGCGATGATACTCCGGAATGGGCTAAAGGTCTAGTGCAAACGGTTCAATTGCTGAATAATGAAATCGTAGCGTTGAAAGGTGAAAAAGTTACTACTACACGTAGGGAGAAGCTTGAATCCCTTTTGAAAGATGCTGGTACATTCGGGACCCGTACATTGAAATCCTTCAATAAGATGAAGTTTGAAAATGACGATGAGTTCGATGAGTTCTATTCCGAAGTAGAGGAAGATTTGAAGGCTTATAATCAAGAACGTGCCGATGCGGGTCTGTCCAATTTGGGAAATCCTCCAGGCTCGGGAGGTGGTAAGCCTAAAGATGAAGAAGTATTAACCGATGAGGAAATTGACGCTATTGTTAGCAACCTTTAGTCTCATCTAAAAACTGAAAAAAATGGCAGGAACAGTAAACTTGGCAAATGAAATGGAAACATTCGATGGTGGACTCGATTCTATTGTTATTCGCCGTAAAGGAGGAAGAATTATAGGTGGTCGTTCATTGAACGTGGAAGGCTATGCTGAAAAGTATGTAAAAGCCGGGCATATCATCATTCGTAACAAAAATGATGAAAATGAATACAAACCCATGCCGGTATCGGGAGGTTCGTATTCATCTCTTCCGTCCAACCATGAATATGTTGGCGTTTGGGTACGCACTACTCTTGCAAGCGATGCGAGAGGCGCCATTCAGTATGACGGGGAAATCAATGATAAGGCCTTGCCTTATCCGATTGACAGTATCAAAAGCGACTTGAAGGAAGCGTTGCCTTCATTGTATTTTATGCACGATTAAATTAGAGGAGGAAAATTAAATGATTGCATCACAATTTGCAGACTTATCAAGAAGAATCTTCCCGAAGTTGCAGAACATCGTGGAAAAAGAGGGAGGTGAGCGCAATGGTGCTAGAAAACGCACCTACCTTCACAAGACTATGCTGCGTAAAGTATATTCCGCAGACCAAAAATGGACCAGTGCGTCTGTTGACACTACGTATGTAAAAGCGGACACTATTTCAATGAACTCTCCGCTTCCAATCAAGAAGCGTGATTCGTTGGCGCATGCAAGCGGTGTCCTTCCAAAGCAGGGTATTTCTCGCGTTATGGAAGAGTCGGACATCAATACTATAAACATTATGAGGGCTCAAGGGAATCAGTGGCCGCAGATTGCAGCAAAGTTGACCAATGATCCTTTGTTCTGTTCGATAGGTCTGGATGAGTCCAACGAAGCGAACTTCCTTACAGCATTATGCGAGGGGATTGTTGCAGTTGAAGACTTAACGAATGTCGGAACAGCATTGCGTGTTGATTTCGGTTATTTGCCAAAGAACGGTTACGGAGTCAATGTTCCCGGTGAAATAACATTGGATGACATCGAAAATGTGCTTTCCGCAGCCGATGCGGACGGTAATTCAATCACCACTATCTGTATCGCTTCGTCTACCTATAAGAGGCTTCGCCAGACACAAGGTGCCAAAGAATTGGTGGCCACTTATAGAGGGCAGACATTTGACAGCAACACTTCTTTGCCGACCCCTACCGCCTCTTTATTTGACGAAGCGTTTGCAGATGCCTACAATGGCGTGAAATTTTTGAAGATAGACCGTTCTATTATCAGCGAAAAGGACGGAGTTCGCAAGGCTTACAAGCCATGGAATGCCAACCGTCTGGTCTATCTGACCACTGAGAATGTCGGAAGTCTGGTATGGGGCACATTGGCAGAAAAAACAAGCCCGGTAGAAGGTGTGGTTTACACCACGGTTGATAATATGAAACTTATCAGCCGTTACAGAACGACTAATCCGCTAACCGAAACCACAGCCGGACAAATGCTCGCGCTTACGGTTATTGAAGGTGTGGACCAAATCTATTATCAAGACATAACAGATGCGCAAGCCGTAAATACGACGGAAGAGGCTAAAGACTCCACTGATGTAAAGATTACAATCTGGGGGAATACTTACAAGAAACCGGAGTTTGTTGCCGAATACAACAAGATTGCAAGTGCAAACCTTGCATCTACTGTAAGTGACAACAAGTTGATAAATGCGGTGAATAGGCTGAGCGATTCTGATGAAGCTAAGCTGAAAGCAGCGGTTGAATCCCATAAAGCAACAGAGTAAGCCATGAAGACAGTACAGCAAGCCCTCAAAGATGAAATACACTACCCGATTTCAGAAGGTTTTGTAGAGAATGTTATGATTAAACGTAATCTCAAAGCAGATGATGAGTTTGATTACGACATGGCTCATTCTGATGACTATCAGGGGGCTGTTGCTGACTGTCTTTGGTCTTTAGTTCAGGCTATCAATTTTTCTGAAGCAGACAAGTCTTTCGGAGCTTTGTCTGATAAAGACAAGGAACGTATTCTGTTACGTGTTAACTCTATCTACAATGCTATCGGTGAGCCTTCGGTAGAACTGGAGCCTAAGCCGATGGTATATGTAGGTGATTGTTTGTTGTAGAATGGCAGTATTGAACAGAAATCCGCACAAGTTGCAATATCTTGTATCCGCTTTTGGATATGAGGATGAAAATGGAGATTACCATTCTGGAGAAGAGCATTGGGAAGGTGATATTCCTTGTGATGCTGTCCCTTCCGGTAAAGCGGATGAAAAGGAATTTGAAGACGGTGTGACACGAAAATATTCCTATGAGGTGCACAACCTTCCTCCGGACTGCCGTAATTTTACAATAGGTGACAGGGTGAAATTGATTCTTTTGGGAGGAATTGAGAGGGAGTTTAATGTGAAAGGTTTTCATCGTTACCAACTTCAGTGCAAGATTTGGGTTTAGGATATGGGAATAAGAATGACTACCAAACTGGATGAGATTCATAAAGTACTGATGAAAGAAGCGGAACGGGTTGAAAGGCTGACAATACGCGCTTTGTCGTATCTTGGTGAACAATGTGTTGTCAAGGTACGTGATAGGGGAGGTGATAAAAGTTGGTATGACCAGTCTGGTAATCTGCGTAGTTCAGTTGGTTATGTAATAGCCCATAATGGTAGCATTGTACAATACTCGGACTTTAATCAGGTTAAAAACGGTTCAGAAGGCGTAAAAAACGGCAAGGACTTGGCAAAGGAGCTTGTTAGGAGATACTCCAATGACTATGTCCTTGTTGTGGTGGCTGGGATGAACTATGCTGAATATGTGGAAGCGATGGCTAACAAGGACGTGCTTGCGTCAACGGAATTATGGGCAATAGACCAAGTTCCCAAGGTGCTTGAAAAATTAAAAAGACAGATTGCCAAATGATGAAATCAGACATTGAAGTATCGAAGTTCGTATATCACAAGATTAAAGGCTCAATCCTTGAAAGGAGCGTAACCGGTAAATTGAGTGATAGGGGAAGGCCGGATAAATCGGACAAGGAGGATATTGTCATATCGGTACTTGCTAATGAGGGATGCGGTCAAATCCAACGGGCTTATGTGAATGTCAATGTGTATGTAGGTGACCAATGGAATTCGAGAACGAAAGCATGGGAAAAACATACGCTCCGTATAGGAGAATTGTGTGATTTGTGCAAGTTTCTCTTTTATATACGTAAAGAAGAGTTCCATACTATTCCCAAAGAATGTAGCCAGAAGGTTATGCCTGTAGGCGTTTCGTTTGAGAATGGTCGTGCAGAGCATTTCATCAACAACAAGCTGTACATTGAGATATGTAATGAATAATTGTTAACTATATTAAGCGATATAGAACTATGGCAGTAATCGGGTGGGGTAAACCCCGTATATTCGTAAAAGATTTGGATGCATCTTCTCCAAAGTGGGAAGTACTTCCAACACCGGTAGAGGATTCTACACAGTTGACGACAACAAAAGGAGATAAGCAGGAAGCAAAGATTGAAGGTGGGGAAAATGAGGATGTTAAGTACGGCAAGAATACGTATGCTCTTGCTCTTAATATCCGTGCTGCAAAAGGGCGTAAAAGACCTATCAGTGACAGTGACGGAGTGGTTGCCCACAATTATGCAGTTGCTTTACAACCGGAAGACCCGGATGTTCAAGGCTTTTGCATGGAAAAGACCACTGTTTCTGTCGAAGATACGTTTACTACAGCGGACGGTGGTATTTGGGCGTATATGTTTGATGCCTTAAAACCGGGAGCTGATAAAAAGCAGATTCAATGGGGTAAGATTATTGTAACGGAATCGGCTGGCTCAATTTCTAAGATTGAATGTGACCCGGAAGATGAATCAGGAGAAGGAGACAAATTTGAAGTCGCCCCTAATACCAGCGTGGGAGGTTGAGTTTTCAATAGGTAATGCCGAACGTGGGGGCTTTATACCCACGTGTATTGCGGAAATGGTGTAATGGATGCACGTATGTCAACCAGACATTAGGTTACAGTTCAATTCTGTATTTCCGCTCTGTTTTTTATATAGTTGATTCTCGTACTTTTTCAGGGCCAGTTGTCTGTGAGGATAGCTGGCGTTAATTTTAAAAAACAGTAACCGTTATGGCAGAAGATAAAAAACTCATAGACATGAATATCGCGGACACGATAATTGAGCGTCCGCATGGTTTTAAGGTTACTCAACGTCAATTCTATCTATATCCGGTTACTCTTGGGAAAACGTACCTAATATCAAGACTTGTTGAATGTCTTGATATAAATCTTGATATTATAAAGGCTAATCCATATATGGAGGCGTTAAGATTGTGCCAAGATAAGAAAGAGGTTGTATGCCGTATCTTGTCCTACCATACTATCAACAAGAAAGAGGAGTTGTTTGATTGCGACTTGGTTCAAGAGAGGTGTGATTTTTTCCTTAAAGAACTTGATGTCGATAGCTTGTCGCAACTGCTGGTTATGGCATTGTCAGAGGGAGATGTATCAGTGTATACAAAGCACCTTGGAATAGATAAGGAAAAAGAATGGCAAGCAAAAGCTATGAGAGCCAAGAATAATAATAATTCTCTTGTATTTGGAGGTAAAAGCATATATGGCACATTGATAGATACTGCTTGTGAGAGGTATGGATGGACTTTGGAATATGTTGTATGGGGAATAAGCTATGCCAATTTACAATTGCTTCTTGCCGATTCTGTAACATCCATCTATTTGTCTGACGAGGAACGCAAGCGTATCAATATACCTAAAGACCGGAGAGTCATCAATGCCGATGACCCTGAAAATATGGCAAAAATCAAAGCTATGAATTGGGACTAAATGCGACAAATAGAACAATATAAAAGATGAAAGATAAAAAAATCACGAGAGTTATACAAAACCTCTCGTGATTTATCGGTGAAGTAGAACATTTATTCCGTTAATTCAAACGCCTTAATTCCTGATTTAGATTCTATGAGATTGTCCCCGGATAGTATTAATTTAGAATTTATTTCCACAAAGTCATCCAATGGCTCAAAAGATATTGTATCATTCTGAACTTTATATGACGCCATTATTGTATCATTGTTGTATTCTCCTTTCGTGATAATAGAACATGTCGAATCCATGAAGCATATATGAGTATTTGAATCTCTGCCTATGCCTTCCCATCCCGTACCCTTAATATCTATCTGTTGGGAACATCCACATAAGATAAGGACTAAAGCGGTTATAAAAATAGATTTCTTTGTTTTCATTCTCTCATTGCTATTCTAAGTGATTCTTCAAGTTTATCTGTATATTTAAATATATCATCTACAGAATCTATCTCTATCATTTCTTTAGATTGGTAGTTATTAATTGGGAAACATATTGATTTCTTCCTTGCCCCGAAATAAAAACGGCATATCCACCAATAACCATTGTCTAAACTAACAACGAAATATGTTTTGTTATCCTTATAAGTTATGCGCGCAACATCTATGCTTTTTCTTAAGATGCTCCTTATGATATTGTAAGCGTCCAATTCTTCTTGTGTCGTTACAACTCCAGATTCTTTGTCCATGTACACAATCCCATCCGGAAGTTTTTTGTTTGTATCTTCTGTTGGGAGATTTACGGGTGTGCTATCTTGTGCTGGAAGCGTATCGCTGGTATGTTCACTATTCTTTATTGCTGTATTGAGCCTATCTGAAATAATATCATTGATAACAGATGAAATGGATTTCCTTACGAGTGGGGTAAACATGTCTATCACTTTCGATGTGATTTGCCCGGAAGTGTACGTCTGACGTGCGAAGAAGCGTACAAATTCTGCTGTCGGTGACGCAAACTCGTTGTTCAATATTGATTTTATCTCTGTAGTGTATTTCAACTCGTTTGCCGTACTTAAAACATCCTCTTCGTTGTAATATGACTTATGGAATTTCTTTAGTTGCTCTATATCCGCATCTGATAAGTCAAGCATATTCACGACAAGAAACGGTTTCTCATCCATAATGTTGATTTTCTCCAAATCTGTATAAAAGCGGTATTCTATCCCATTGGTAAGCACTCCGAATCGTGCTTTTGATGCGACGAAATACTTCTGTAGTTGCGTGTCATGCAAGTTTAAGTCCTGCTTGCAATGTTTGCATTCTATGAGTAGTATCGGGCTTTCGTCCTTCATTATGGCATAGTCAATCTTTTCTCCCTTTTTCTTTATAAGGTCGCAGTCGAGTTCTGGTATGACTTCAAAAGGGTTAAAGACATCGTATCCTAAGGCCGCAATCATTGGCATAATAAATGCCGTTTTCGTGGCCTCTTCTGTAGCTATACTGTCCTTTTGCTTGCTGATACGCTCTGAAAGTTGAACTATTTGGTCCTTGAAATCCATAATTTTATATTATTATATAATGGCAAATATATTTTATATGTTACTATAAACAAAATTAAAGATAAGAAAATAAACGGTTAAAGATGTTTTTAAGTAAATAGTGGCATTGTCTATGTCATTTTATTGTTATATTTGCAATGCCGTGTGATGTTGCGCGGTACATTCCTTATCGAAAAGACCTATGGCTGGAATTCATTTTGATATAACCGGTGACAATTCTAATTTCTTACGTAGACTTCGCGAAGTGGAAAACGGAGTCAAGAACACATCAAAACAGATAGAGCAGAGCGGTTTAGGTATTGAAGAACTATTTAATCGCATGACAAAAGCTGCTGCTGCGTTTGGAGCTGGCTTCACGGCAAAGGAACTGATATCAAATATCGTTCAAGTTAGAGGTGAGTTCCAGCAATTGGAAGTTGCTTTTAAAACTATGCTCGGCAGTGAAGACAAAGCGAACTCTCTCATGCAACAGTTGGTGAAGACGGCGGCTACCACTCCTTTTGACCTTCAAGGTGTAGCCAATGGAGCAAAGCAGTTACTTGCATACGGTGAGGATGTGGAGAAAGTAAACGATGATTTGATACGTCTTGGCAACATCGCGGCAGGTCTTTCTATGCCTCTTGGAGATATTGTGTATCTGTATGGCACAACTATGACGCAAGGTCGTTTATATACACAAGACCTAAATCAGTTTACTGGGCGTGGTATTCCTATGATACGCGAGCTGGCAAAACAGTTTGGCGTAGCGGAGAATGAAGTAAAAGGGCTTGTTGAAGCTGGCAAGGTTGGATTTCCGGAGGTACAAAAAGTTATCATGTCTCTTACCGATGAAGGAGGAATGTTCTTCAATCTGATGCAGGAGCAATCCAAGACAATTACGGGTCAGATAAGCAACATAGAGGATTCTATCTCCACAATGTTCAATGAAATAGGGAAAGCCAATGAGGGCATTATAAACGATGCTTTGTCCGGCGTTTCTTATTTGGTTGAAAATTATGAGAAGGTTGGTCGTTTATTGCTTGAAATTGTAGGTACGTATGGCGCATATAGGGCTGCACTGATTGCTATAACAGCTTTACAGAAAGCATATTCTGCAGTATTAGTTCAATCTGCATTGAATCAAAGATTGGCAGCTGCATCAGGTATAACATTGTCAAATGCACAATCATTAGCGGCAACGCGTGCCAAATTGCTACAGACAGCACAAGAAGCATTGAACAAAACAATGCTCGCTAATCCTTATGTGGTAGCTGCGGCATCTATAGCTGCTTTGGGATTAGGAATTTATAAATTAGTCACCTATCAGACAGAATCAGAGAAAGCGCAAAAGAATTTAAATGAAGCTATAGCTGCATCTGATGCATTAGCTTTATCGGAACGGCGTACTCTTGCAAGACTTAAAGGAGAACTGTCTTCATTGACCGAAGGTACGGTAAGATATAATGAAATAAAAGACAAAATAGTAAAGCAGTTCGGTAAATACTATGACGGTCTAGATGAAGAGGTTGCAAAAGTTGGCCTTACTGAAGAGGCCTACAATAAATTGACGGAAGCGATAAATAAATCGTTTGGCGCACGCCAATATGAGAAGTTTGCTTCGCGACAGCAAGAAGAGTTATCAAACATAATGTCTGAAAACTTTGAGAAAATTCAAGAGCGATTATATGATAAACTTGGTAATGAAGCCGGTTCGAGAATATATTCAAAAATACGTGAGGGCATTATAAACGGGAGTATTGATACTATAGACGGTACTTTAAATTTGTCGGGTCTTGACATAGATACATCTAAAGCTCTTGATAAAGTTGCGGGTAAAGAAGGTGGACTTTTTGATATAACTAATAGGTCAGTAGAAAGATATATATACAATATCTTAAAAGCACAAAAAGCAACTGATGAATGGGACAAGAAAGCTCGTGAACGATTTGGTGTTGGAGATAACAATTCTCCTTCCCAAAACAAATCCGCTGAAAAGGGTATTGAAACTACTTACCAGCAGGACCTTGTAAAAGCAAAAGCCGATTGGGAAAGAGCCAAGAAAGGATATGAAGCGATAATCAAAGACCAAAAGTCTACTTCAAAGCAGGTGAAGGAAGCTAAAGATAATATGGAAACCGCCGAAAAGAAATACAAAGATTTAGGTGGTATTACTGGTAGCTCGTTAATTAAACAAGAAAATCAAGCCAAGAAAGAGTTGGAAGAAAAAATAAGGCAGCAAGAACATCTCTTCGAACAACTTCTTTCCATTCGCCGGAAAAACCAGCAGGATGAAATCAACCTCATGGAAGATGGCACTGAAAAGAAGCTGGCCCAGATTGACTTGGACTATCAAAAAGAACTCGATGCGATAGACAAGCAGCGCAAAGAGTGGGAAAAGGCCCAAAATGGAAAACTGACCGATGAGCAGGAGTCTGATTTGTCCGCTTGGGAAGAAAACGCTTACAAGTCATACGGGAAAGGGGTTAAAGATGCCAGTAAAGAGAAGTTGGAATCCGAACGTAAAGCATGGCAGGAGTATTTCATTGAGTTCGGCAACTATCAAGAAAAACGCAAAAATCTTATTCAGAAGTACAATGACGAGTTAGCCAAATTACAAAAGGACAGTCCTGAATATGCCATCAAGGAAGCTGAAAAAAGTAAAGCCATAGAACAGCTCGATGAGCAATATGGAAAGTCCACCAAGGCGATGGCAGACTTATTCGAGGATGCGAGTAACAAATCGGTTTCCGCTATTCAGTCCATCATTGATAAGTATGAAACACTTGTCAAGTACATGTCTGGTACAAAGGAAAGTGACGGAACGAATGTTACACTTGACGAATTGAAAGCGCTCGGATTCACTGATAAGGACATTGAAAAGATAGAAAAGGGTGAAATCTCCATAAAGGACGTAACAGATGCAATCAAAGGGTTAAAGGATGAACTTAAAGGAAAATCACCGTGGCAGGCTTTCGTCT